AGAAGATTTCCTATTCTCTGGAAATCTTCGACCCGCCGCTCTTCAGAGAAGAGTAGCGAATCTGCCCAACGTACATCCTTCTCACTCTCGATCCACTTGGCATATGCAGCTTTAACCCTTTTCGGGGAAAGCTGGATCTTCTCTAAACCAGGAGAAGAGTCAGGCTTAATCTTTGCCCACATCAGCGTTAGCTGACGTATGCATCGAATAGCCTCAATGTCAGGTGAATCGATCAGCAGTCCGCACTTAGGATCGAACACACGGGAAAGCAAACCTCCAAACAATTGGGGGAGAGCTCCGCGTCGCTGGAATCCAGCGAATGCGGTGTTCCCGACGAAACCATCGTCAAGGGACTTTGTGAAGTCCTTGCCGAATTTCGCCAGGGATATCGTCAGAAACGATATCCCCTCGTGCTCGATCCGACTCGTGATCGTTTTGAGATCACGAGTGGTGCTAGTGCCGCATCGCATGCTGGTTTCTTCCAGCATGCACCGTAGGAGCGCGATCAGGCTTTTCATGGATCCCCAATCTAAACATTAGGTGGTCCATCCTCAGCATGATCGTTCCCGGAGAGAGCTCTGTCAGCTCTCACCACCCAGAAGTTGGGTGACCCGTGCTCCCGTGGACGCCGTAAGGTACGCGACAAGCGCATCTACGACGGCCTTCTCTTCCGTCACTGAATACCCATTCACCGGAACATCGGCCACCAGAGTAACACTCATGGAAGGCTTGATGTTCTGGGAAGGGTTCAGTGGATCGGCAGAGATTTTGGAAGCACTCAGTTTCAGAGCACGACGATTCCGACGCCCATAGGCGTGAGAAATCGTCATCTGGTAGAGACCGTCGGCGGACGTAAAAGTCCCCGACGCTTCACCAGACCCAGTTCGCGGAAGCGAAATGGGAGTCCCTGAAACAGTGACAGATTGTGGATCGGTAAACGCCATGCAACGTTCCTATCGGTAGAAATTGATAGGAATAGGCGGACGCCTATTCACTACGCCCTGCAGGGACTACATCCCTATCTGCAACATATATGCCACTTACGTGGTCACTTGTTGCGCAGGACTCCAGGAGCTCGGGTTAAACCGAGCGCTCCCAGTATGGCGTTCTGGGTATTTGACAAAGTACCCATGTTAACGCCAAATCCGTAAGGGGTAGCCGATGTGCGCTTTTTGGACTCAATCGTCCGAAAAGCGCTCACCGACGTAGGTCCGCTTGCACCAGGTCTTAGGTGCATACCAGTCACGGTACACATACGCGTCACCTTTGTATGGTGCATTACGTATGCGTAGCGGGCCACGAGCGAGTCGTTGGACAAAGCGACGATATTCTTTATAAAAGAATTAGCGTCGCTAAACCAATCGACAAGCCAGGACCAGGGAGTGAGTTGCCAGGCTGTATCGACATTAAAGTCGGTACCGAGCGCGTGATTAGCGAGCTCCGCATAGCGATCCATCTTACCGAGGAAATCATGTGCCTCGTTAAGATAATAGCTATACGAACCGGCAAACCAAGTAGATTGATCGACAATGTCGATAATCTTCAAACTCCCAAGCGAGTCGTAGAAGTACGTGCTTAACTCACCGCCACTAACCATGGCAGGTAAGTATGTCACGTCACCACCGTTTCCGGTGAAAACGTCTACTTCTCGCCTCGTATCGCTAAGGTGTCTGCGCCTTCTGATAATCTTACCAGAATCGCGCTGGTACTGCTGGACTCTCTTATGAAAGTCCAGAATACCACTTGCTAGCTTTTTGAGATCGCCCTCAAGGGGTTGAATCCCAAATTTCCAGTTAAGATACTCGTCCCCGCCGTGAGGCAGAGACGGTTTCTTAGCTAGAACTCGCCCAGGAAGCCTAGGAAGTCCTTCCCTAAGCTCTCCGAGGAAAGCTGCAAGATTCCCCTCAGCGGCTGTGGGAGCAGCCATAGACCATAAGTTCGTACCGTCCGTCGTAATCTGCGACGAAGAGGGTATGTAACTTAGAGGGTCTGACAGTGGATAGATGGAGTGAGCGAGCCTGATATCAACGATAACAGGTCCGTTATACACCAAAGATCCACTTGACGTGCCACTCGAAATAAGAGTGTTCCTGTTCAACAGGAAATCGGAGGTTTTCAGAGTCGAAAAGTTATGTCCGGTGTCGAATCGTCTTGCATATTCGACCCGGATATTCGCTCTGAGCTCCGCGCCCGTCATGCTCTCATAGCGTTGATCTTCCGACAGATACTGTCGGCCGGATCTCCACCCGGTGGTCGTTTGTGACCAAGGATCAACAGCGACCGTTGCTGACTTAATTGTGACGCCGCTCTGACGGTAAGCAAAATGAAGCTTCTCCGTCGAGGCGCCAAATCTAGAGTCAGTAACAATCGGCATGGTCCTCCCTTACGGTACCGGATTCAGCGGAAGGACTGCCGCGCACTCGCGCGACAGGTTGCCTAGGATAAATCCTAGGCGACGGCATGTTTAGTGCCGCCGGAGTCTAGAACCAGCCAGGTTCTAGATAGTGAAGGCTACCAACATTTCGGCAAACGTCGAGTGGTTTAAGCTCGACAAAGCCGATCCGCTGAATTCTGTCATAGCTAAGCTATGACATACGGCCTAGCACCAGGGGGC